CCGCTTTCACGGACGGACGCACGCAGAGCAGCAAAGAGCTTTATTTCGATGAAGCGCGCAGACTATTGGCGTTACTCAACGAGGATCAAGTGGAAAAAGCACGTGAGGAAGCCAAGAAACTGGTGAAGGCTATTTTCTGCCTGTCTTTTCAGATATCCTTCTTGAATAAAGGATATGCCAATGATACACGCGAGGAATTCCAGATGAATATAGCCAAATTGAATGTGTTTGCCCGTAGTAAGAGCGCTTCGCATAAAAATGTATCTGAAATGTATCTGTCCGAGTTGAAAGCCTTCAAAAAGCAACTTGAGGCCATTGCGCATAACGAAAATAATAAATATAAAAACAAGAAATCATGAGAAAGAGTCAGGAAGTAAATAAGGCGATTGCCATTCTGCGTAAAAAGGGGGATAAGATAAGCCTGAATCAAGCTGAAGTTTTGGGTGGGCGTTATTCGGAAGTATGGGTGTTTGAGCACTATGTTCAAAATGTATCGGATGAATGTCGGGACGAAGCGACTTATTGTGCAGCTCGCGATGCTGCGTTATTCCTAAGTGGGAAACTGGAGCTGGCAGAACTGATACCTGATGCGGAACAGTATCCGATAGCAGAAAAAGAACTGAAAGAATCATCGGGCAAGGATAGGATGAAAAGGTTGGAGGAACGTGTTGCTGAACTGGAGCATGTGATTGCTCTTTTATCGGAGAAAATAAATTTGACGGTAAGGGATGAGGATTTGGGGTATATGACTTCTAAAGAGGTGGTCGATTATATCGGTTGCCCGGTATCTTTGATGAGAAACTGGAGAAAAAAAAGTGTCCTTCCTTATTATCGTAGGGGGAGCAGAATCTTTTATCATAAGAAGGATATTGATAACAGTACCACTATAAAAAAATATATGAAGACTCATGGCACGCTTGCAAAAGGAATCCGTTGATTCCATGTCCCTCCGTCTTCAGGAGGTCATCCGCCTGAAGGAACGAATCACCCGTGACGAATCCCGTCTGGATGAAATCATCAACATTTTGTTGGAACGTGACACTTCGGAGAAATCGAAAGAAACGGATGATTTGATTTTAGAGTTGAACAGCACCGGAATACGCATTGAACGGGATAAGGTGAGCCTTGCGAAGCTGAAGGCCCCTTCGGAGTTGACGGACGAAGATCGCGAAAACCTTCCGCCTCCGGGTACCAGCGAGAAATTTAATATCAAGTATTAATCATAGTATGAACCATTAAAAGAAAAGAATTATGGCAAAGACAAGAGTAAAGAAAGTCATTATTTCCGGCATTACATCGGAGCAGGCGGAAATCGCCTTCAGTGAGTTTGCGACGGCTGATGCCAAAGTGCAGAATATCCAGAGCAAAATGGATATGGAAATCACCCGCATCCGTGATAAATATGCGGATGTACTGGCAGAGCAGCAGGCTATCAGAGAAAAGAATTTTGAAATCATGCAGACATTCGCGACCGAGCATCGTGAGGAGTTATTTTCCAGACGTAAGAGCTATGAAAGTGCTCATGGTACGTTCGGTTTCCGCACAGGAACTCCCAAATTAAAAAACGTCAAAGGGTTTACCTGGGCGTCCGTCACTAACCTGGTGAAGGAATTTCTTCCCGCTTACATCCGTGTGAGCGAGGAACTGGCAAAGGACCGTCTTCTTGCCGATCGCGACAAGGAGGAAGTTGCTGAGCAATTATCAAAATGTGGTATGGTTGTAGTACAAGATGAAACATTCTATGTGGAACCCAAGAAAGAAAACGAACAGCCGTCCTGAGTATTCGTATGCGCCTATTGGTAGCCGTTGGGCAATCTATCATTGGAAAGAGTCCAGCAATATCAGCACCGGGGACAAAGTGACGGAGTTTTTCACCCGTGAAGAAGCCCGGAAAGAATGCTATCGGTTGAATGGTTGGAAGTATCAAGCCCCTAAGTCATGACGAAATTCATTTATAAGAGCAATCTCCGGCGTGAACGGATGCCGGAGTGGCTCAAATACATCACGGATTACACACTGGAAGAATTCAACAGTCTTTTCCCTATTGGTCTGAAATTTGACTTTGAGATGCTGGAGTGGTCAATCAAGGATGATTTACGAATGCTCGGAAAAGACAATGTGACCACGGAACTGGTGGCGGATGAAGGACAGACAGTCATCTTCATCAAACGCTCCGGACATACACTAGTTTCAATCTATTTTAAATAACATTTTATCAACAATTAAATAACTTACAAATATGGCAATGCACACATGGTTTGAATGCAAAATTCGTTACGAAAAAGTAATGGAGAACGGGATGCAGAAAAAAGTAACTGAACCTTATCTGGTGGATGCTCTCAGCTTCACGGAAGCGGAAGCACGTATCATCGAAGAGATGACACCTTTCATATCGGGGGAATTCGTAGTATCGGATATTAAACGTGCCAACTACAGCGAACTGTTCCCCAGTAATGACGAACAGGATGACCGCTGGTTCAAGTGTAAACTGGTTTTCATCACTCTTGATGAAAAGAGCGGGGCGGAGAAATGTACTTCCACTAATGTGCTGGTTCAGGCTTCCGACCTCGACCGTGCGAAAAAGAACCTGGACGAAGCAATGAAGGGATCAATGGCGGATTATCAGGTTCCCGCGGTGACGGAAACGGCAATTATGGATGTTTATCCGTATACGGCATCAGATAACGAACCGGAATTCAGGGAATGATTATAGCTGTAGACTTTGACGGAACCATTAGCCGGGGTAAATACCCGGCTATTGACGGAGAACAACCGTATGCGGGAGAATCGCTGAGAAAGCTTCATTCGCAAGGTCATAAGATTATCATATGGACTTGCCGTACTGGGGACAGACTGTTGGAAGCTATCAACTGGCTTCTTGAACATCAGATTCCATTCAGTCGTATCAACGACCACGATCCGGATAATTTGGCCAAATACGGTGGTGAAGGTGGAAAGAAGATATACGCGCACGTCTATATTGATGATAAGAATATCGGCGGCTTCCCCGGGTGGCCTGCATGTCTGGCGGAGATTGAGCGTATGGAAGCTGAATACGAAGTTTTTTTGCAACAACAAACCTTAAGAAATGAATAAAACTAAGTGTATTACGTTCGACAAAGCAGCTCAAGACGCTTTGCCGGAACATATCAAAGATAAAATGAAAGCCGACAGAACAATTGCTAAGGCTATCAAATTGCGTCAGAAAATTGCTAAAATAGAGAAAGACCGCGCGCTGTCTGCCGGATACATGCAGGAGTTAATAGAAGAAGCGGAAACCGTTTTTAAATAACCCTCAAAACTAATCAGAAATGAGGTAAACCGAGCCTTCTAAATTCGGTTGTTGATCTTTGACGTATTGGATTTACCGATTAATTTTTTTGAGAAAATGTGACTTTATGGTTAATAAAGTGCATAATCTTGGAAACAAAACATCTAATTTGCTGTTTTATTTTTATATTTGCATTGTAATTTAAATATGGAGGTAAGTATGTGCATATTAAAGGAAGTAGGACGTTTTATTAAAAATGGAGCTTCTACATTTCGTGATGCCTCTCAAGGGCATTATAAGCAGAACTCCGAAGCTATTTCTGAAATTAGGAAAGAAATTCTGGAAAAAGACAGAAATAGGAATGATGATAAGAGGAATCTTATGGAAGACAGAAAAAATGTTGAAGGGGATGTGCGTAGATCTTTTAATGAAATTGTATTAAACAATGGGTAAGCAAGAACTAAAACAGCGGGAAACGCAAGTTGCAACAGGCGATGGAGTTGGAAAACAATTAGAACAGACTTATACTGTTGATGACAATTGCCTACCTTCACCTCAAGAATTAGCCGCATATAAGAATATTGATCCTAGAATTGTCGATTATCTTATTAATGCCTCTGTAAAAGAGCAAGATCATCGGCATAAAATGGATAGCAACAAATTGAATATGATTAGAAAAGCTGATAGAAGAGATGGAAGAATGAACTGGTGGGGAATGTTTTTCGCATTTCTCGCTATAGTTGTAATGATAGCTCTTGCTGGTTATGCTCTCTATTTAGACAAACCTTGGTTTGCTGGGATTATGGGTGCTAGCACACTTGTATCCGTAGCTTCTATTTTTATTAAAAGTAATGATAATAAAAGCAAACCATCTGGTAATACAAAGAAATAATTAAAATTTTTGATACTAAAGTTAGGCGGTAAGTTCAATCTCACCGCCTTTTTTGTGTCCGGGCGGTATCTAAGTTCGGACACTTTTATTTAGAGTAAAACAATAAAGAAAGAAATGAAGAAAATTAAAAATTTGACTGTCAAGATGACTTATAGAGTTGGACTTGGTAATGTAGAAGTCCCGGATGATGTCTATGATTCTTTGGCAAAATGTTATGATGAGGGTGGAGATGTTCCGATGCCTAACGAGAGTGACGAATACTCTGCGGAAGCATCTGAATGGCTTTCTGATAACATCCGGGAAGCGGATGCAATGGATTGGGAGTATGAGATAGAAGACTTTGAAGAATAACCTTCAAAACGACTAAGCAGAAATGAGTTGTAGCGGCAGGAGAAAGGCCTTCCGCTACAATGCTATCAAAACTAATCTTCAAATTTTAACTCAACACGAAGAGTATTAGGTGTTACACTTCCAAATATTTTGTTGGCTTTTTTATGAGCTTCAACAAAGGTACCGGCAATATCATCTATAATGACTTGTTCATAGTCTTTTTGACCATATTGTTTTTTGGTTGGGTAGTAATGTTTTCCAATACATACATAATCTTTTCCAGCAACTTTGAAAGTAACAACATAGGTTGTTTTGTAGCAATCTTCAATTTTTTTCATAATGTTTTTATTAATAATTAGAAATACATGGTTTGAGAACCTTATTCAAAAGCAAAGGTAAACTATAAAATTCAAAAAAAGAATAGAAATGAGTGGGTTCAGCAGCCCACTCATTTCTATTAAGATTTACTTAATGTAAACTTTTACAATAGTAAGGAATCCTTTAATAGAAGAATGCGTTCGTATATATTCATACGCATCTTCTTCACTTTTAAAGTGTTTGATTTTGGATAAATCCAAAGTTGGATTTACTGGAGTCTGCCTAACTAAATATCCATCATTAGTTAAATAATGGTCGAAATCCTTCTCGATTTTTTTGATAAAATAGCATGTTTCCATGATAGATGAATTTATTATGATTAATATGAAAAATAACAGATAAAAATACACAAAAAGTATGCCATAATTTATCAGACATGAGAATAAAAATAGCGAAAAAGATAATGATGTATAATGATAATGGTAGAATCAACAAGCACCAGCAGAAACGATTTAGAAAGTTGAGACCGGCATTCTTAAATAAGCATGGTTTTATGGTATATCCAAGCTGTCACAATATTGACATTGTTCGAAGGGTTAAAATCAGATTGCGCAAATGGCTAAATAACGATCATTTTGTTGACGTCAGCAAAATAGTGTAGATAACAAAAAGAGCCGTGGCTACTGAAAATAGTCACGGCTAACTTTATTTATTCGCCCGGTTCTCCCAGATACAATACAATCGCCTCATGCTGTAACGGTGTCAACGCCCTTTGCCTTGGTACGAAGTGCAGTTCCTCCAACTTTGCCGTCAATTCGGGGTTCAGTACAATCCACCGATGCAGTTGTGACGTTGCGCTTCGTGGCGTTGAATTAGGAAAATATTGTTGAGCAAGTTCACTCATATAAATGGCATTCATCTTCTGTTCATTTGTTGTTTGAGATTCAAAAAAACTACCTGCTAGTAAACGCTGGGCTACTAGCAGGTAGTCATCGTGTTTCTACGTAGTAATTATTCATCTACTACGTAGTAGTTTTTTATACAGACGGGTCCGGAGTAACTCCGCTTCCGCCACTGCCCGGATTGGACGGTTCGGAGCTGTCGTCCACTACCACCTCTTTCTTTCCGGTCACTTTCATAAAGCTCAACGCTTCGCTACGTGTGGCCACCTTCACCATTTTGCCGGGACGGAACTGGATATGTGCAGCCGTGATATTACTGGCTGTGAATTCTTTTTTAGCTTCCGTACCTGTGCTACATATCTGGATCTGAAAAGTCCCGAAATTCTCCATTTTCACGATTTTGCCGGCTGCCAGCTGCACCTTCATTTGGCGGATCAGTGCACGGAGCACATTCAGCACGTCACCGTCCGTCAGGGAAGTGGCATACGAAATTTCTTCCGCCATTTCGTCCATGGTTACCACACCGTCGGCTTGCGCCTTGGCATAATACATTTTCTTTGCCGTGTTATCTCCCGGCTTTGTGCTCATCAGAGCAAGCGAATACTTTACACTCATCTTTTTAATTTACGATTTTACAATTTACGATTTGGCTGCGCTTCCAAGTCGCGTTTAACTCTGCCTTTCGCGAAAAGACGGTGCAAAAGTGGCCGATTCCTGCCGGAGCATGTCGTTTCTTGCGTGTTTATGGTGCATTAACGGGGAAAACTGC